AGTCATCTATTAATATATCTACTTTTTCCCATTCTTTTTTTAGTTTTACATTAGCTCGTTCACAACCTACTATTATTGCGTGTTTTAGTAAATAAGTAATAGCTTCTATATAATATGCACCAGGTTTGTCTGTTAGAATTATTTCCAGCAAATCTTTGTCGTATTTTTCTTTAAAATCAATGTTAGCTTTACTTAAAACTGTAAGTGTAACAATAACAGGTACCCTGTCATTACCATATTCTAAAAATTCAACATTTGGTATCATAACTGTATCTTTTAAGTGTCCCAATCAATATGTGTGCTATTATCGTTAAAATAAAAAGCGTCTATTACCTCCATTACCTGATTAAGTTTATATATCAATATAAAGCTAATTTGATTTTTCTTATTATTTGTCAAAGCTTTATAACCTTGATATGCAGCTTTTGTATCAGCTATATAAGTATTGTAATTAAAATCAGCTATATCATCGGGCATAGGCAAATTACTGATTAGCTCTATAACAGCTAAAACATTTTGGTCTAATAAATTAACTGGTGTAACTCCAGTTAATGCTGGTTTTTCTGTAATTCGTAAATTGAACGAAATACCTTGCTTACCTTTTATATTCAAATCTCTAGTCAAGTCCATTACATATGCTCTACCAAGCCACTGTTCATTGCCAGGATAACTAATTCTAAAATATAATAAAGTCTGATTACTTACATATGATAACAATTCATCATAGCCAATTTCATTACTACTATTGTAACCGTCTGCAGCTATAGCAGTTACTGCAAAGTTACCTACGCTAAACGTCATTGGCAATTGCTCCTTCACCATTCCTACTGTTTCAAACGAAGTTACATCTTCGTAACTTAAAGCAAAATCAGGTCCGTTACATTCGTAAGCAAACTTAACTGCTTTATAAGTAGTACCGTCTGTACTTAATTCTACTTTTGTTCCCTTGCCTATTATACCATATTTCAGTTCGGGTAAAATTGAAGGTACTAAAGATGTACCAGTTGTACTAGTGTGCTTTGTAATCTCACCTGTTAATTGCAAAGTGATTTCGTAGGTCATAATTTCTGTAACCACACAAGTTATCGGCATTTGCGAAATGTAAGCTTTAAACGTATACTCTTTATAACTAGTTTCGGTTTTAAAAGCTATTAAAAACTCATTCAACGTTTTATTGAACATCAAATTCAAGTATTTTTCATATTCGCTAGCCGAATACTGCATTTCTACTGTGAACTCACCAGCTGAAATCATACCAGCTTGAAAGCTATCAAAATCACCAGCGACGCCGTACTGCGTAATGTCCAACTCGTCAGGTGCTGCAGAAGGGTATCCAATATTGCGAGCACCAGCCATATTTACATAACTGCCACTATCTTTGATGCACAGTCTTGTATCTTTTCCTATTAAAATTTTTGTTGCCATATTTTTTATTGTTTAAAAATTTCTAAATTAAAATTAACTGCAAAACATTTTAAAATGTTATTATATTCGTCTTGATAATCATAGCTAAAAATATCCGTCGTTTGCTCAACCTGTATAAATTGAATATTACCATATGTAGTGCCTTCTAGCTGTTCCAAATAACTAATAACATTGCTAATTAAACTATAACTATCATCGTATTTATAATCACGTGTAGTTATTTGAATAGAAGGTCTCCTGAATTTAGCTCCATCAAACGTAAAATCAGGGCTTCTACCAGCTACATCGTAGACTACAACGCACTTTTGTGGAGTTTGTGGCATAATATTTACATAAGTGTATGTTATGCCTTTGCTCACTAAATAATCTTTAATTATGCCTGCAATTCCTGTCATCGTGCGTGTTTTTTTAATAATTCTACAAAATAAGTTTCATTACTTTTTAAATGCGTTTCAAAGTATTTAGCACCACTGCCAGGTTCTCTGAACCGTTGATTTACTGCTTCGTGCACTATAGCAGCATACTCAGCTGCAAATCCAATTATAGCTACCGGCTTGTTAATAGTATATGCAATCTTGCACTCACTTTCACATCTGCTAATTAAGTTATTGTCTTGCTTTGTACCGCTACCATCTTTTTTGCCTTTGCTATAAGTAAAAAACATAGAGTTTCGTAGATTACCAGTGTCTTTTGGCACTGTCGGTGTAACAGTCATTGCGTCTTGTCTAACTTTTGCATAAAACTCAAAAAACACTTTATCTGTATTGCCTTTGTAATCTACGAGATATTTATTAATATCTCGCATTGCTTTATCAACGCCTTGTAATCTAACTGTTACAGCCATATTTCGTAATATTTAACATTGTTATCTTTATCAGTATGTTCTGCAACTTGCGTGATTTTATAACAACCTGCAAGCTCTAACGGTGAGCTAGTAAATGTTTTATTTGCTCCTTTAACTAAAAAGCCACCAGCTGCTACTTTGCTTTTAGTATATAACTTTGTTTTTGCTTCACTAACAATTTTATCATCTTTCACTACGTTTACAATAACTTGCTCACTTTTACATTTAATAGTTACACCAGTACTATAGCTAAAATCACCGTTATTATCAACGCCATTATTAGCAAAGTATGTCCACTCTTCACTGCAAATAATATCTATAAAAGTGTCAACGCTACTCATGTTACAATAAATTTAAAATTTCCTTTTCTATTGTCCAAGCCATCCAAAGTGCCTGTATAATCAAGATTGCAAGCCATTTGCCCGTAAGTAGTAGATTGTAAGCCAATTCCATTTACATCGTTATATTGCAAAGTTAGCTCACCGATTTTCTCTGAAGTTGTCTGCCTTTCAACTGATATAGCAATAAAGTGTGCAGCAGTGTATTTTTCAATCTCTGCTAATAAATTATTATCATTAATTTTATTACTCAAATAAACATTCACAAATACATTTGCGTCTGTTATAAATTTTGTTATATCAGCATCATTCAACGTTGTTTTAATTATAACTTTTACATCTGCTGCACTTACTCTATTTGCCATATAATTATTTTTTTGCTTTGTTTACTGTTTTTGCTGTAGTTACTTTTTTAGCAGTAGTATCACTTTTAGTTTCTTCTTTTACTTTAGTAGTAGTAGTGTCTTCGGTGTTTTTATTATCAATAACTTTATCAGCTACATTATTAACTTTGTTATCTTCTACTATAGTAAAGAATTGCCTGAAAATAACAGGTATTTGCTCAATACTATCTAGCTCTAAAACATCACCTTTGTGATACTCTTTGCCTTTGTAATTGTAACTTTTAGCAGTTAATCTAAATTTCATAACATTACTTTTTATGCATGTGTACCTATAACTATTCCACAATTGCCGTAGTAGTCTGATTTAACAGCGGGAGCTTGCATTACAAAAGATAACATTTCAAAATTCAAACCACCAGCGTTCATCAGCTGCACGGTAGTTAATTCCATACCATTTATCAGCTCAATTGTATCATTTGTCATTTGAACCAAAGCAACTGTGTCATCTGGTAAGAAATCACTAACAATAACATCTAATATACCATTTATCTTCTTAATTCTATCCATTAAAGGTATATATGCTTTAGTTGTAGTATCTACGCCGTAGTCATCATCTAATCTAGCTTCATAATTTTGTGCAACGAACAATATCCATTTACCAAAATGTTTGTCTTCAATGGATTTTTTCTTTAAAGCAATTACATCTTCTAAAATATGTGCAGTAGTTGTATTTGTTGAATCCCAATCATGTAAATTTGTTATTTTATTACTATCAGCGAAGCTAATTATACTATCTATCTTTTTGTCATCTAAAATTGTTGCATTAGCACCAAACATCATACTTTCTAACTTCTCACCAATTTTGCGTGCACCTACTTTTGCTCCTTGTAAGTCCAGAGGTCTATTGTATAAACGAGACATCTGTAATTCCCTAATATCAAAGCTCCATCTCCAACTAATAACAGGTATAGGTATATTAGCTGTTTTTACAGCTTGCTTATCAGTTTCATTAGTAACTTTAAAATTCATATTAACAGAAGCGTCGTGCATATCGCTTGTCTTTATATACTCCAAACTTTGACTAGCAAAAGGATTTGCGAGATTATAAACTAAACCAAGTTCTTTTAGTTTAGCTATTCCTACCTGTCTGCTAGCTGCAATTTCACGTAATCTAGTGTCTATTGTTTTCCACTCTTCAGGTGTAAATATAGCCATATCGTTGTCTATCAGCTTTTGTGTGTAGCTTTTAGGGTCGTTTATATCTCCACCTTGATATACACTAATTTTTGCCCTACCGTCTTTATCAATGTAAGGTCTATTGCGGGTTATCGCATTATAATCACCAAATAATGTGTTTTTATCTACTTTTATTTCCATTTTATACCTCCTTTTTTATTTTATAATATTATTACTCTTGCAAACCAAATTCCAGCATCAACTAACTCTGCATTATCTAATGCTATAGCTGTTACACCATATCCGTTAATTGTCAATCCACTTGCTATATCTGCATATGTAGTCCCAGTAGTTGTAGTAATGCTAGTTCCAACTGCATTTGCAACGTTTACTTTTTTTAGTAAACCAGAGCCATTAGACACTAATTTATCTCCTACAACTACAGTGCTATCAACTCTAGCATATATTACATCTCCAGCATTTGCAAAATATACGTGCGCTGTATCACCAGCTGCAGCTTTATTTAATATTGTTTTGCCAAACGCTTCATATTCTGTTACAAAGCAAGTCTCTTTTAAATTGTTAGCATTAGTGTTTTTCTTTATTTTAATTACACCATTATCTTCTACTAATTCACAAAGCATGCCAGGGTGAATTTCTTCTTTGCATAAGAATTCACTCTTTATACCTTTTCCTTTTACTACAATTGTATTTTTCATTTTTTACCTCCTTTTTTTTACAATGTTAATATTGATGTTTCAACTGTTGTAGAAGTAGTATTAGCTACGTAGTTAGCTTGCTCATTGTCTTTTTCTTTACTAACATTAGTTATATGCTCTACTTCTACCTTTTTAGCTACATTGTTAATAGCTTCTGCAATTTTCTCAAGCTGGGACACACACTCTTTTTCAAGCTCTTTCCTGTCCCATTTAGGATTTGCATTTACTATAACATCTATTAGCTCTTTCTTTTTATTTTCTAATAAGGACAACGCTTGCGTAACTATCTTTTTGTCCTTATCGTCGAGCTTTTCAATAAGCTCGTTTAATGTTAATTTTTTTTCTTCTTCCATTTCTTCCATTTTTTTATTGTTATTGTTATTTATATTATTAGCAAGTTGCTGATTATCTCTAATACCACAACCTGCTTTATAACTACATGCTCCAGTCAGCTCCCCTAAAATAGCCAAGTGGTCAGGTTCATAATTCTGAACTATGCCGATGTATTTTTTATCATTATAAACGCCTTCTGTATTTTCAATTTCGCTGTAAATACCAACACTAACTTCTATGTTATAATTTTTATTAATTAAATCGTGTAAATGTACATATTTATTTTGTAATAAAGCACTGTCTATATATGCGTAACCTTGTAATGCTTGTTTTTGCTCGTTGTAGCTTACATTGTCTAAAAAACCTAAAACATCAGTGCCATTGTCTTTGACACTTACATACTCGTTATTCAATGTCGGGTGCATGTAAGTAATAGGTATCTTATTAAATTTTTCTGCATAATCTTTAAATATATCAGCTTTGTGAAGTAATGCTCCTGCACTGCCTTCTAAAATTCCTTCTTTCAAAAATACAACGGGTAATT